ATATTTGTCCCAGTCAACACCTATTGTATGAAAGCTTCTTGCTGAAGTAAGTTCAGGGTGGTAATCCCAGCCTGGTTCCATAAATGCTTTATCAACATACTTTCTAGGATAAACACCTTCCGCATCTTCGCCCCAGTCAGCTTCAATTTCGTGCCTATATCCAATTTCTGAATATTGTTCTCTAAATTCATCTTCTTGATCTTTAGAAAAGTATGGGTTGCAATAAGACGGAAACCAAAACTCTTTAAATCTTTCGCTTCTGCACCATTCCCAGAATCTTTCTCTTCTACCAGTTGGAGTAGAGGCGCCAATCAAAACTTTATCAGGTTGATCTTCTGCTGTTTTCTGAAGCATTGCGTAAAGTGCATCTAAGTCGTCTGCATGCATATAGTCCATTTCGTCTAGCACAATCATGTGTGCTTCCTGACCACGAGCTACGTCTGATTTGCCGCCTGAGCGCATGCCTGATGTAAAGAATCGAATTGTTGATCCATTAGTAAATTGAATCATAAATTGAGGGCTTGTTACTTTTCTTACTATTGAATTTGTAACAATTTCATTCTTAGAAGCAAGTCTTAAAATTTCTTGATAAATCAATTCAACGTGTGATTTCATTGGTGCAATAACAAGACATCTTCCGTCTTTGTGCGTGTAGCTATAATGAATCAGTGCAATTGCCATACTAAAAGTTTTGCCAAGACGACGACCAGCTCTAAGAACTTTTCTTACTGCTGGATCACGGAGAATCAAAGTTTGATAAACTCTGGTTTCTGCTTCAAGAAATTGTCTAGCCCAAATGCAAGGATCTTTAGCTATATGTATTTGTCTTTGTTGTTCTGCAGAAATTCCCAAATCTAGTAATTCAAGATCTAGTTCAAAAGGCTCATCAACTAAAAGTGCTAATTCTTTATTTGTTAATGGTCTTTCTATAATTGGTTCACCGCTAGACCAATTAAGATGATTTAATTTATTTTTGAATACCCATTCAATTCTATTTATTTGTTTGAATGTTTCAATATCTTGATCTTTGATAATTTCAATTAAATCTTCTCTAGAAAGTTTTTCTAATGATTTTCTAAATGCTATTGTTTTACTTTGCAAAGAGTTCATAAATTATCCAAAATGAGATGCCATCATACCGGCCTCAGATCCAAGTAAGCTTCGTGCATTAAGCCTTGAGTTTTGAATTGCCATAACACCTCTAGATCTTGAAGTTGCTGCTACTTCGTTGTCTTTAAATCCTGCACCAAACATTGGTTTATTAATAGTTCCTTGCATTGACTTCATAGCGTCTTTGGCGAAGTTTATTCCGCCAACTGCCATTTTACCAATACCCTTACCTATATCATACAACAATTGTCCGGTGGCTAACACGTTAAGTGGTCCTAATGCTGCGCCACCAAGTCTTGTTGCACCCATTGCTCCCATTTTTGCTGCAATTACTCTACTTCCGCCAGATCTAGCATATTGCGCAGCCATACTCATCATCTTGGTGCCGCCTTTACCTCTTGCTATAGCATTTCCTGCATATTTTCCGGCTTTGCCAAAATCATCCATATACTGAGCAACACCAACTTTGCCACCTAATGCTCGTGCAACTCTTGTAGTCACAGCTCTTTGTCCTCTGGTCATATCACCGGCATTTAAAATTCCGTTATAAGCGGTTGTTATTCTATTGCTCAAAACTCCTCTGGTCATAGTTGAGGCAACTGCTCTTGATGGGTTTGCAGCTATTGCTGCTGCGTTAGTTGCAGCTGCTGCATTTCCAGCTGTCACTGCGCCTCTTCCAGCTGCTCTTACTGCTGCCCTTACTTCACTTGCCATAGCTGGACCGTGAACCCCTGCGCCAAGTGGCGCAACTCTAGCAGCTGCTCTTGCGGATTTTGCTGCAGCGTTAACTGCTGGTCCATTAATTATTGTATTCATTGCTGGGTTAGCTGCGCTTTGCACTTGGCCTATGTTACTTATTATATTTGCTCTTTGTGCTTGAGCTCTTATAAATCTTTTTTGTGCTCTTCCTTTTAACGCTCCACCACTATCAATTGTTCTTTGACCTACTCCAATAGTTTTTTCTATATTGTTTATTTTATTTAATGTGTCAATTCTACCTAATACGCCACCAGTAAAAGCTCTATCTGTTTTTGGATCGAAATCATCCGCAAGACCCATTGCTTTTCTAAAGCCTTCATTTTTTGATAACTTTCCAGCAATAGAGTTTACTCCACCACTAAAAACTTGAAAAGGATTATATGCTCCTTTTATATCCCCACCACCAAGTGCGGCAACACTGTTAAGCCTATTTATTGATCTTGGATTTAAGTTGTTAATCCTAGCTGGATTTGCCATCGCTGTTTTACCAGCTGCTGATGCTTTAGCTGCTCTTTTTGAAAAAAATGGCGATATGTTATATGGACTTCTACTTGTTCCACCCAAAAATGATGATGGACCACCCGGTATGTGCATTTGGCCATTTACAACTCCACCAAATTTTTTAGCTCTAGCTAATTGACGAGCATTACCAACACCAGCAACGTCGTGGAAACCGCCATTGAGCATTGTGTTGCCATAGCGTCTAGAGTTAATTAAGGCGGACTGCATGATTCCAGGCGTGAACATAGCAAAGTCATATGGACTACTTAAGTCTGGTGGCTGTTGCGCACCTGGGTCCATGCCCATATCGGACATTAGCCCCTCCTCTGGTTATGCATACCTAGAACTATATTTCCGCTTGCATTTAATCTTTCGGCGTTAAGTGCAGACTGATTGTAAAATGGTGATTGAGTCATTATTTGCCTGTTGGCATTTGCAGTCATTGCCGTACTAGAAACAGTTCCGAATAAGCCTACTGCTCCTCCGATAGCTGCTCCAATAGCTGCTCCTTTAGCTCCCTTTTTCATAAGTTGTGCGGGATTTACTGGACTTCGTGCTGCACGTGCAGCACCTGCTACAATAGCAGTGCCTGCTGCACCCCCCAGAAAGCCACCAACTGCAGCACTTCTTGCAGTATTCTTAATTGGTCCACTTTTACCACCTAAACCATACTTTGATGGATTTATCATTCTAGCGTAGTCTGCTCCAGGTAATCCTGACGCTCCATACAGTAAAGATGGAGTTAAGTCAGTTCCTAATACTTTTCGATCTGCTTGTGGATCGCCAAAAGCAACATCCATACCAGCGTTTATTGTAGCTGGAGCTACCTGATCATAGAATCCTTTTATTCCCATTCCAGCCAATAGAGCTCCTACACCTACTTTACCAGCTGTGCCCATACCACTAAATCCAGAGGCTTGACTTACTACTTTTCCTGCTCGATTAAGGATTGACATTTTTATGCTCCGTATAAGTGATTATATTTATTTGCGCCCATTTGGGTATGGTTTACTTTATTTCTATCTAAATTTCCTACAACTCCAGCTGTAACTAACGGATCTCTTCTTGAAGAACTTTGACGTGCCATTGATTGATCTATTCTATTAAAGTCACTTATTGACATTGGACCTTGTGGTTCCAATGGCTGTTGTTCCATTACTTCATCTATTGGATCTGATTTAGCTTTCCTTGTAGCTAAATAGTAACCCGCACTTAGCGCAGCTACAGCTCCTACTGATTTATATACTCTTGGTTTAATAACTTTTAATCTTTCTAACAAATCTTGATTCTTGCCTGAGCCAGCACTTTCGTATGCTGTTCTTAATCTATCCAAAAACTTTGGTTCTTCGTCAGCTCTTCTAATTCCCGCTTGCAATAAGCCAAGTTGTGAAGTTGCACTACTTCTAGTCACTATATCTTGCCCAACATTTGTTCCTAATCTTTTTGCCTCCCTCAAAGCGTCATCAGACATTCTAGGAGCTAGGGTTACACCTTCTTCAGATATATTTGCAATTGAGTATTGCAAACCCTTCAGAGAAGCCACAGTATCGTTATTTGTTCCTTGTGCAACAACATTTAATACATCTACAATTTTTTGAGATCCATCTTCTGGCAGTATTGATGCAAAGCCGATTCCTGATCTTTGTATAGTTTGAGATAATGTTTTTATAGTTGTGTCACGTTGATCTTCTCCAAACTGAGACAAAAGTTGTAAAGCTTGATCTCTAGCTTGTGGCCCAGCTTCAACCAAACCAGCTTCTATCATAGCTTCTGGTGTTCTTGTTTTCGTAAGTTGTTGAGATACAACTTCAAAAATTGATTCTGCTTCTATTAAAGCTCTTCTTTTTTGTATTTCACCACTTCCTCTGACTACATCTCCGCCAAGTATCAAGTTTACAGTTGGATTTTTACCTTCAGCTCTTCTAGTTACCTCAGATACTCTTACCGAATGAGTTTTTAATCCAATAACCGATTCATCTGTCATACTTACTTTTTGTTCCATTGAATTTAGGGTTTGCACTTTTGACAACATTGATGATGGGAGTAACACCACGCTCTCATCTACTACTAATTTCTTTTGAGTTCCAGCATGAAATATTCCTGTGTCTCCAAAAAATTTCATTGTATCACTCAATCTGTCTGATAAAACCGAAACTCTTGTGTCATCCACTGCAACACCTAAGGCCTGTGCAATTAGTGGTCTATTCCTAGCACCTTGTGCTGATGTTAGTTCGGATAAGGTAACAAATGCAGATCTAATTTCTGGATTAATAGCTGCGGAGCCGATTCCGGCATCGTAAACAGATTTCATATAAGCTTGTCCAACATCAACTCCTATGGCATCTAATCTTCCTCTCATTAGTCCAGTTATTGATGTGTCTATCAATCCAGGATCTGGCATGTGTGGGTAACCTATATTTGTTCTTGTAGCTGTCATTCCTGAAATAAACTGAGCTTCGTTAGCGTCATTAATTACTGGAGTTACTGCGTCAATTAATGGAACAGATTTTGTATCCCTAATCAATGCATTCGTCATATGTATGTTTCCAGCTGAAATTGGACTTACTCCTGTTGAAATAACTTGAGCTTGGGCGTTTGGTAGAGTGGCACCAGCAGGCAATGCTCTTTCGCGTTGCAAAACGCCTTTAATATAAGCTGGTGCATCAAAACCAGCTGGCAAATCTTGAGGTAAAGCTTCTGTGCCAGAAAAAAGTCTAAATGAACGTGATTGTGGATCAAACTTTATAGTTCCAGTTAAACCACTTAATGCAGGATCTGCGAATTCTGTACCAAAATCAGCTATATCTAATTCAACCCTTCTAAGAGCATCTGTTTGTGTTAAATGATCAAATACTGATGAAGTTAATGTTCTTACGTCAGCAAGGTTTGTTGTCATGGTTATAGCTCTAGACGCCGGAATATTTCTTATTGCTCTCCTAACCAAAAGTGCAGATTCTGGGCTAAGACCACTTAAATCAATTCCGTCAGTTAAATCATTACGACTAATTTTTTCTAAGTTTCCAAGAACAGCTGCAGTCACCCTTGTGTCAACAACAGAAGTGTGAGCTGCCTGACTTGTTGCTAATGTTTCTAAAAGTTCTCTTTCTTCTGTTGTTCCTTCTGCAAGTAATCTTGTGAAGTTTGTTGATTCAATTATATTTTCCAAGCTGTTAATAGATACAGCTTCACCGGCAACTCGCGTTCTATGTAATGCTTGTGGAGACATTAGACCTTGTGTAGCTATTGCTGCTTTTTGTTCAACAGAAACTGTGGATGAAGATATTGTTGCAGCTGTTTGATTAGCCAAGTGTTCTCTTACTAATCCTAGAACATCAATAGCTCCTCCAGTTGCGGTCTTTTTCTCAAATTCTTTTAGTAAATCGTCTCCTCCTGCTTTTAGAAATTCAGGAATAGATCTTAGCGTTTGAGCATACTTGGGTATGTCGAAAGCTAGTGAGTTATATCCTGCGTGAATTTGTGCGTCTGCATTATATCTTTTTAATTGTCCAATAAAATGATCTGCTGCTTGCACTCTTCCTTGTTCTGTTGTTATATCAAAAACTCTATTTATATTAGATGCATCTCCGGCTTCTCTGGCTATTGTGCCAGTAGCAAAGTCGGTTACTCTATTTAAATCGCGTGGATCAGTTGAAGGAAGTCCTTTTAGGCTTGGAGTTATTATTGAAACTGTTGGTTCTTGATTGTAGACTCCTGGTACTCTTTTTATGGATGTATCACCAAGAGACCCATGACTAACTCTGTAGTTTTCTGATCCTTGTGATCTCATTAAAGATGAATTAGTTACATCATCAGTTTCTAAGTCCGAAAAACTTACAATAGTACCGTCTGGTACATCTTTTAGAGTTAGTCGTCCACCTCTTGCAACGTTTCCTCTAAGAGTCTTAGTAGGAGGAAGGTTAGTCATACCTATTCCAAGTGATTGAATTGGAGTTGTGTTTTTTCCTACTGCTGCGTTTGGATCAATTGAAAATGTTGCTCCCTGAATAATATCTAACATTGGTTCATAGCCTTCAGCTGTTGATGCTATATATTTAGATGTAACTCTTGATGGGTTTGTTGAAGGAGTATATAGTCCAGGCAATCCGACGTTTGCTATTAATTGTCTTGTTCTTAATACTCTAGTATTGAACATTTCCCTTAAGTTATCTCGAGCTTGTCTACTGCTTATAAGTTGTAGGTCTATTGGAGCATCTTCTGAAAGCGCTGCTTCTAATATGGCTGTTCTTGCTTTAGTTGGTTGTAAACCTTCTGCCATTTCTTTACGAATTGCTAGTCTATATTCTCTTTCGAATTCGGAATATCTTAATAATTGATCGTCTACAGAACCAAATACACTTCTATAACCTTGATGACTTGCTGTTAGTGGTGCTTCAAGATTTCTTCCGATTGCATCAATTGTTCTTGCACGAGTATCTGAACCTAAACCAAATACATCTTCTCCCAGATTAGCAAACATATCATACAAATTTTTAAATTGGCCTGGTGCTGTTTCATCAGCCTGTATCATACTTGGCCCAACTATAGTGCCAACACCTAAACCCTTATAGCCAAAGGCTGCTCTTTCACGCCTAGCCTTAGCTGCTGCAGCAACTCTTTGCGCCGCAGTTCCGCCCTTGCGTTTCTTTGCCATTTTTTATTCCTTACTTATCTTCAACTACCTCAGAATCTATGATGTAATCATCGAGTTCTGATGTGCCCAACTTTTTCTTTAAAAGTTTTTCTCTTTGACTCTCTACAGCTTGAACTCTACCTATAATGTCAGAAATTGCTTGAGCTGTATCAAGTTGAACTTGCCCAACTTTAGCTTTAGCTTCTCTGGTAGCTAATAGTTGATTTCTTAAGTCTTTTCTTCTCTTGTGAAGTTTATCCTCTAACTCAACGGCTAGATGCAATTCTTTCTTAAGGATTGGTTGACCATCTCTATCAATTCCAATTATATTTTCTTGAATGAAATGTTCTTTTGCAAGTAGTTTTGTTTTGCGAAGATATTGAACTTCTTGGTCTACTAAATCTCTAACCATCGAAACTTCTACTAGGTTACCTGGATTAACATCTAATTGTTCCAAATACTCTGCGGTGAACTGTGCAACCATTGACATTTCTATTGGGCATGGTTTATTCTTAGGTGCAAGGTTCTCTTTCATTAAAGGGCATGTTGAAGCAAAGATGCATTTCTCAGCTTCGCAATTCATTGGTATAGAAGAAAACATTGCACTTCTGGTTTTTTGCGGTCTAATTAAATCTACTGCTTTTTCTTTTTGATCATCAGTCCAATGATCTGGAAAAAACAAATCTGGCCTTAAAGACTCAAACTGTTTCATGAAATTATTCTTATTATCTGGCTTTTCTAATTCTGACATTTTTCACCAATCTACGGGTATTGCGACAATATTTCATTTAAACTTTTTTGTAATTTACTTATAATTTCTGCGTTTGTTCCTGCATTGGTTATCAATCCAACTTCTCTCATTTCATCTGGAGTCAAAGAAGAATTAATAAGATACCTTGCGCCCTTGCATAAGTCACAGTAAATTTCTTTTTCTTCCATTGAACATACACAGGGATCTATGATAGAAAAAGCCTCAAGAGCTTTAGCTATTTCATACCATTTATTTTTAAACAATTTTTTAGTTTGTTCCTTATAAGCTCTCAACTTTTGTTGATCACTAGATAAAAGAGTTCCCATATCTAATGATTGTTTCATTAGCTCCATAATTGTTCTATAAAGGAAATTGGGTAATTCAAAATCATCATTTTCATTTATGTACATTTTCCAATTATTCATATCATCAATGATAGCGTATTATACGTATCTTCCAGAGCCTTGTGGAGATGATATGGGATTAATCGGTTGACGGGTTGGTCTATAAGATGAATTATTATTTAAGTTACCAACATTGTGAGCAGCCATTCCAGTAAAACCTACTGTACCTGCGCGAGTTGCAACTTTTTTACCATGACCTATCATATTAGATTTTCTTTTTGCAACCATCGATGGTAACATTGGACCATGTAAAGCCATTTCAGCTCTTCCGGCTTTTGTCATACTACCGATACGTGCAAACATTTCGTTTGCGTATTTTCTACCTATTCCTGCCGGCATATTAACTCCTTAGTAGTTGTACATGCC